GGTAGCCGCCCGCCGTTATGCCGTGGATGCGGTGCGACGACCACCCGAGCTCGATCATGATCTTGGTCAGCCGCTGGTAGTGCTCGTTCTTGCGCTTGCCCATCGGCACCTTGAGGATGTCGAGCAACGACTGCGCCGTGACCCGCTCGATCCCGTCATGATCGACCACCCCCTTGGCCCGCTCGAGGATCGGCACCCAGACGTCGGCGTTGCGGTTCTCCAGCCGCACCTTCTCGGAATCAAGCCGCTCCAGCCACGACAACGGAAAGTTCGGGACTAGGTCGTCGCCTTGCTGTGCATCGCTCATTAGTCACAACCTGAATAGTTGATGCCATTTGTCGCGGTGCTCATCCCCCGGCGCGGGCTCGACGCGTTCGTTCGAGCCCGCTGTGCCCCACGTCGCTAGATAACGGTCCAGCTCGGACGGCGGGATAACCAAAACATTGTTGTAGGGAACCGCGCGGATTTCGCCGTTTCTGACCGCGTTGCGGATCCCGCTCGACGTCTGATCTACCTCGCGGGCGAACTGAGAGATCGTGTAGCCGGGCCGCCGGGGGGGCCGACGTTTGCGCGGTCGCATTGCCGCCTCCTCGCTCAGTTAGCCGTTGACTCAGGTCCACCCAGCCGCCGATACCTGCCGCTCAACGGGCCGCTTGCGTGGCACCAGTCGGCGGGCATATTCTTGCACAAGGTTCCTATTCTGGGCCACCAAACACACATATTGCAAGCAATCGACCACGTGCGAGTAGCCCTCGGCGTCGAACTTCTCCGGGATTGCCCGCAAGCTCCCTTCCCGGTGGCGCTTGAAACGATAGCCGCCGCTCATGGCGCGGACCAGCATAGGGCAGCCGCGCCCGTTGATCACCAGCGATGGGCCGCCATTGGTTTGCCGCCCAAGCATAGTCTCCACAGCGCGCAACCGAGCGTCAATGTCGTTGGTGGGAGCCGGAAAAGCCGGCAAACCCATGCGCTTCAAGGCATCAAAGCTGGTTTCTTCCGCGATGGTTCCCTTGGCCACACCCGCCGGATCGCCAACAATCATCACCTTCGCGCCGGCAAACTTGTTGCTGAACAGTCGTGGCCGTATTCTTTCCTCGACCTGCTTTTCCAGGCCGATATTGATTGCCGGAATTTCCTCGTGAACCAGCAGCCGCCCCTGATGATCGACCTGGCAGACCAGGCTCCAAGGATTGCGTCCGAAGTCTATCCCTACAAGGAGGCTGTAACCTGGTATGCAAAAAGTATCGTCCACCACGTGGAAAGAAGTCCGGAACGTCGCCTTGAACACCGCCTCCCCGCTGGGGTCATCGGCATATTCGGCATAGACGTAGCGCCGAACCCAAGGGTGGTCGGAGCCGTAAAGCTCGAGGAACCGCTCGTAATACCTGCGCCCCTGCGCCAGCCGGTCGGGATGGTTGATCGGTAGCTTCGACGTCTCCTCGGTCTGCAGCAAATGATTTAGATTTTCCGCGTTGGGCGCCATCCCGGACGGTTGGCGGAAAATCTGAAAGTCCGCCGGCGGATCAACCATCAACTTGTGCCAATCTGTCAGAAGCTGCGGCATGTTGGTGTCAGCAATTATTCCATAGAAGGTCGGTGAACCTCGGTTGCCGGAAGGATAGCGCCCGATGCGTCCGGAGATTGGGGCAATCACATTAACATCGCACTCAATTGCTTCGCTGATCCAACACATCGTGAGCTGCATGCTGAGCAGTCGCGCCTGGTCTGCCGCATCTTCCAGCGGGATCAAAATCCACTCGCTCTTTACGTCGCCGAAGTCCAGGTAGAACGTGTTCTCGCTCACCTTAAATTCCCCAAGCCCCGCCAACCAGGTCACGCAATCCTTGAGTACAGTATCTTTGAGCTGTCGAAGCGTCTGTCTCACTATAGCGACGCGAGAATACCGACACCCGTCCGGGGCCTTGGCTTGCGCCATGCATCGGCGCAGCAGTTCTATGACGCAAGCGGTCGTCTTTCCACTGCCCACAGGGCCGGCGGCGATACGGCCGAAAGCGTTGGACTTCATGAACCGGGAGAGCGTCGGCGGCGCCATGTAGGTCAGGCTCATTGCATCGTTCCGTGAAACTGGAAACCTGCTGGCACGAAGAAACACGTTGCCTGGTCCAGTACCCAGCCTTCCGGTACTGCGCGGCCTTCGCCGACGACCTCATATAGCGGAATGCCGCCGATGGCTTTGATGGCCTCTACCCGGCGCATTTCATACGCCAGAATTTCAGCAATCGCTTCGACAGTCAGGTCCAAGCTCATTCCTTGCCGATGCCGGGGAACTTGGCCTTCACCTTGGCCCGCACCCTGGCCTTCTGCGCGCTCGAGCCGTGCTTACTGACCATCGCCAAGGCTAGCCTGGCGTGATTTTTGTCGGGCACCGGATAGCTGCCGCTGCCCTTACCCTGCGGGCCTTCGCCCTTGCCAGGTAGCGCGAACGAGCTCGAGGGCAGTTTCTTCCGATCGCCTGCGGTCAACTTGGCCATCTAGTCCTCCTCCTGCCTCGGGGTTTTCCGCGGCCGCCCGGGCCCGCGCTTCACCACCACCTCGGCGGCAGGCTCGGCGGCAATCAGGTCGATGTCCTTGGGGCCCATCCTCTCGATCGGCTTGTCGTACTTCTCGACCACCGGCTTGCCCTCGCCGTCCTCGCCAAGATTTATGGTAATGACGAATCTTTCGTTGCTCTTGGCCTCCTTGGGGTCGCCCCCCAGCCCCGCATTGCGCGAAAACAGCTTGGCCACCTCGGTCGCCGCCGACAGCGACTCGTCGCTCATCATCCGCGCGCCCAGCCGCGGCAGCGCCTGCTCCAGATAAGCCGCGCTTGTCAGCTTGATCCGCTCGTTGGTCAACTGCGCCGAATTCCATTCCAGCGTGAACTGCTCGAACGCGCGCTTGTAGTACGGAAGTTTGGATATCTCGTAGAAATCCTCCGGACCAATGCCGTAGTCCGCGAAGATCACTTCCGCCTTGCGGATCGCCATCGCCATCTCCATGGCGAGCTTTGCAAGCGCAGTTTCGTCTAAATTTTGATCGGGCGGCTCAGTGGGCTCGGACATCCGCGCACCCTATAACATTTCCCGCCAATAGGGTAGCATGGCGCCCATGGCAACCAACCCACTCGGCCAGCAAGGCGTTCTAAGTGTCGTGCCGCCAGCGGCGCTTGAGGCTCACCTACAAGCTCAGCAACTTGCTCGCGCTCAAGCCGCTGCACCGCCAGAACCAGCGCCGCCAGCTTTAGTTGGTTGGGTACGTTCACAATTCGAAATCTTCCGCAACCACCGCAATACCGCCGCCGGCTGGTCCAATCGCTTGCTCGAGGCGTTGCGCACCTTCAACGGCCAATATTCGCCAACCAAGTTCCAGGAGGTCAAGAAGTTTGGGGGCTCGGAGGTTTTTGCGCGTTTGTCCGCCCAGAAGTGCCGCGCCGCCTCCTCGCTCCTGCGCGATATCTATCTCGGCTCCGACCGGCCCTGGTCGATTCGCCCGCCGGCCGATCCCGACGTGCCACCCGATATCGTCCAGAAGATCGATGCGCTCATGGCCCACGAGCAGCAGATGATCATGCAGACGACCGGCCAGGCCCCGTCCCCGCAGGACGTCCAGATGCGCCGCACCGCCCTCATGGAGTCGGCCTCCGACGCCGCCAAGAAGAAAGCCGCCGACCAGGCCCAGGTCGCCGAGGACAGGATCGAGGAGATCCTGCGCGAGGGTGGATTTTATCACGCCCTGGCCGAATTCATCGTGGATCTCCCCATCTTCCCGTTCGCCTGCATCAAGGGCCCCACCGTCCGCATCGCCCCCGAGGTCAAGTGGAACAACGGGCAGCCGCTGGTGCGCCAGATCCCGAAAATGGTCTGGAGCCGGATATCCCCCTTCGATATCTGGTGGACCCCCGGCGTCGCCGACATCGCCAACGCCAACGTCATCGAGAAATCACGCCTGACCCGCGCCGAGCTCAACGACCTGCTCGACCTGCCAGGCTTCGACCAGGCCGAGGTCCG